TTGTAACAATCTAATATCTTCGAGTATCCAATACTTACGCTTATCGCAACCCCATTATCAAGTTTTTTTCTATTATCCCGAGCAGTCCCGTTTTATCGAAGTAATCGAATTTGCTTCGGGACTTATACAGGTACTTAGGTTTACCAGTCCCGATACTAAAGAATAAAGAAAACGTATACGGGGCTTGTTCTGGTGTCTGCGGGCGCACCACCACACGCCACATGCCCGCAAGACCCTTTAGACCGCACCGAAAAGGGCAGGTTGCAAAACTAGCATTGACTTGGATACAATAGATATCAGCACCACAACGGTGGGACTTTAACAGAAAGGGAACTTAATAATGATAGACCTCATCCTGAGCATAGCCGACTTACCTATCACGACCATCCTGCTCACCCTCACAGCGAGCGTAGCCATCACATGGGCTATCGTGCGGATGTTAGACACAAAACACGATGTGCTTACTTGTAAGTGTTGGAATTGTTACCAAGAATGCTTCGATGCCTACGTAGACCGTAAGGCGCAAGCACAGGGGATGTATGACGGCTAAGATGGACATGCAAGAGAGCCGAAGGTGTTGTTAGCCTGAGGTATACCTCTACAGAGAATTTTGGGTTTAGTTTTCATCCCTTCCTTTCGCTCTGTAGGGGTTCTCTTGTAGTCCCGGATTTCTATATATAACTAATTACCTACGGGACTATATGAGATCCCGTTCTTCCGCCGCCACTTCCGTCTTACACGTAGAAAACCCCTCCCGGAAAGGTTAAAAAACCGAGAGGGGCATTCACCTAAAATGTTCGTCTTAGGCTCGGATTGCTGGTGGCAGTGACGTCACCAACTCTCCTATCTATACAGAAACCCGGAGGTATCCATATATTTAGTGTACCGTCTCTTGGCTCCAACACAACAAATTGTATATGTGTTACTCTCACTAAATGCCAATGACTCCTGAGCGTGCTCGTTTGATGTTTTCCAAATTCGTGGCTTTCAATCAGATGCTCTCTGAACAGCAGGACGTAGGCAACTACTACGGATTTTCGTACCGTTTTGACACTTGGCAATTGTGGGCAGATTGTGAAGATGAACACCCACTAGACAGACAAACGATGTGTGCACATTCAGGGCTACACATGACTATTCGTGAAGCAGAGAAAGATTCAAGTAAATCCGAATTCGCTATTATGCTTGGACCTTTTGACCTGATGTCTGGAGATGATCCTGAGTTGCTTTACAGGCAGATGAATCACAGCGTTAAGGCTGTACTCGCCACAGCGGAATTGCACATACATGCTCTTGGGTGGCCTTGCCACGATGAATGTGAGTGTGAATCTATTCTCTCAGAGGAGAATTATCAGGGACCTGACTATTAGTTGCGTTGCCTGTCCTCACAGGTGCCAAACAACTGGGTGACTATCACGCATTTGTTCCCACGCCTGTCGTCATGGAGCCTGCACCAATCGTAACTGCACCAACCATTCTTGATGCCTTCCCACAGCCAAGCGTCTCTCGCCTCTTGATCTATGTTGTCTTTATTAACATGCTGTTGCACGTTGCTGTTCTCATAAGTAGGCACTAGCCCTCCTTAGTTGTTACTGCTACGTCAATGAGTTTTTCAACATCAGGATCAGTAATGATTAGGCTCTTCCAATCCCACTCCCTTGGGTCACCCATTTCAGTTTCAATGTTTAGCACTATTTGATATTCAGGCATTAGCCTCCCCCTTCTTTAAATCCTTAAAAGATTTCAAATCCGCCTGAGTGGTACGCGAAGGTTGCGAATTCCTTCAGACATTCAACGCTAGTTCCATAGGATGCATCCATATGTTCCTTTTTGCCATAGCCTGCACAGCCATTACACCAACCAAACTCACGCCCTACAACGACAGCCACTTCTTTGGCTAGAGCCTTTTCATGTTGTCCATCTCGAATACCCACAGCGTCAGTACGAACACCTGTTCCCTCACAGATAAAACAGTCCTCTTGGGGAAGGTTAGATTTGTGCAAGTTGTATGCGTCTACCAACTTTGTTGCTGTGCCTTCGTTTATCTTCTCTTCAAGGAGTTTGCCAAGTTCTTTAGCATCTTTAGCATCTAGCCCATCTCCATCATTGAATTGAGCGCCTTTGACTTTTCCTGCCAGTGCAGGTGCCAATTCTTCAACCATCATCCACAGTGGTCGCCATCCCCACACATTACGACGAAAGTATTCGCCTTGTTTAGAGTCGGGGTCTACTCCATATACATCCATTCCCATTGGTTTTCCTCTTTCGTATCTTCTACTCATTTAATGTATCCAAGTATTCACCTAGTCACAACCTGTTACTCTAGTTTTGCAGGGGGTAGTAGTAGAGAACGACGCTCGCCTAATGCTTCAAAGCGAATCTCTGGGTAGGGGTTCACTCTAGAGTCATACATGTTGAACTTCGTAGGGATCGGGTTCCTCAGTAGCCTGTCGATGTGATTCATGTATTGTGGGTTTGTCATGGGTTTCATTACTCTCTATTATTCCAATACGTGCTTATACTAATACGATACTATTTTACTTATGAGTGAAATTATTGAATGGGTTACTATTGTGGCGTGCAGTGTCTTGGGGGTGCTCGCCATCATTACATGGCTCGATATGCAAAAACGAAACTAGAACAGAGACTCTTCCTGTTTGAAGGTGCCACTTCTTTTCCTGTGTTCCAAATCTATGCAATTACCATGTGCCCAACCAACGCCACCTGTAGGTAGTTTCAATCCAGATGTTTTTCCGGGTTGTATCCAACCCATTACTTGTTTGTAAACGCCATGCCCCTTGGGGTTCAATTCACGGTTACAGAATTCGCATGTAACTTTCAAACTACTCGCTTCTATCTAAATCTTTCGAGTGTTCCATCATTCGCCATACCCTCAAATCTGAGGTAGCCTCTCTGACACAACGCTCTAGCATGCCCAATCCTTGCGCCATTAGTTTCGTGTCCTCTAAAAGGAACGCTTCGACAGTGGCGTGGTAGGCGGTTTCTAACTTTTCTAAATGCCTATCGGTGTGCCCTTGGAGGGGTGTGGGAGCCATATGTAGGCTACCTTACTCGCCTTCAAGGACAACCGAATGTACAAATCGGCGTTATCCGTTGCTTACTTATTGGTAACGACTTTTAAACGGTCAACAGTAGGTAACCCAACCGTTTTCCGTGCTTTAGCATCGTCTTCATCGTAAGCACGAACAATGACCGCCTTCGTTGCCAGTTCTGTATGTGTACGCACCTTTAGGTTACGTCGCTTGGCTGTGCCGTGACAATGAGCCACGAATGTGCGAGGTTCCATCTCGAAATCCTCACCCTGCACTAGTTCCCAAGTCTTACCATTAAGGATCGTGTCCCAGTCATACTTGGCATTGCCGCCCGCATTGCGAGCGAACTTGTGTTTAACTTCACGCATTTGCGCTTGCCTCTCTCTCGTGTAGTTGTCCCTAAGTTGGACTTAGTGACTCTATCTATTTGCTATTCAAATACCAACCTGTTAGTCAGTATTTATTACTACTTCCATATCAACACATAGTTATGGAAGAAACCTTACTTTGAAGCACCTGCTTGATAATCAATGAGATCATCTATAGATGCTCGCCTTTCAGGAAACCAGTTGTCTTCTGCAATGGGCAGACGATAGGTGTCCTGATCCATGTCTTCGTCTTCCCAATTGCGATACCAGATAGTTGCTTCACCATTAACGCTACTCACTATGTGAACGCCGTAATGGTCTACTTCTAACGAGCAACGAACATCGAACACTCGTTCGACAGTCAATGGACATACGGACATGCACATGGTGTCGAGATGGTCTGTCATTCCATCTTCGGTACTGGTGTATCTGTCTTTACTCGCCATTATCGTTTCTCCATTGGGTCTAGTTTCCATTTTGTTGGATGATTTCTAAACTTCGCTCCTAGCATCGTGCATGCTTCCCAGTATGCTCGTGACAAATGGTCGCCCGCAAACTTGTGTGCACACTCGTGAATGATCAGATTGTCTAGCATCAAGCCAAATGCTTTTGCATCCAACTTTAAACAACCTGATGTTCTCAATGCAAGCCAATTGAAATCGATACGACGTGTGCCATATCGAGCAACAGCATCTGTCCAACGCTTATCATCCAAGATGTTCACCTCGAAATGATCCTCGTCTAATAGATACATGGCGGCTTTCTTCACGTAAGTCTGAACTGCGGTAGTCAACTTCGTAGACTTTGCATGTTCATATGGATCACCGTCACTTGTCTCAGGTTTCAATGAGTACTTCTCTGATGATGGGTTTGCAACCTTGTGCTCTTTGATGGCGTTCCATACTGCTTTACTGTAGGTACCACCATTCACAACTTGCTTCCCATGTGCGATGGCGTTCTTATCTGCTTCCCGATCTCTCGGACTACCTATAACCCAACCCTCGCCATGTCGAATGTCCATTATGTTCTTAACGGTCTCTTCATCAGTATGAGCAACTGCTTCTGTAACCCATGCTTCTGCTATCTCATGTTCTGTCAATAGGTCGCATGTTGCTTCCAATACGGCAGGAAGGAGTACCTTCTTGTAACCTTCTGTAACATTGTCACGGTCACGATTCAAAGGCACCTTCTGCTGAATGTTGATGTTCCAAGGCGTGTCCACTTCGACTACTGGAATACCCATCTCATACAGATGAGGCTTCTGCTCGTCGAATTGTACGTGCATGATCTGCACTGTTGTCTTGCGTCTAGTAGGTCGCATCACACCGTTCTGATCACCCTCTGATGTCACAGTAGGCAATATGAGTTCTATCTCTTCGACCGGCGTCACGCTATCAATTACTCGCCCATTGATGGAAACGGTAATACCCTCTGGTATCAGCACGCGTTCCAAATCGGCAAGGATCTCTGACACTTCTCTAGGTGTAAGTCGCACGATGGCATCGAATATCGAACCCTCTGTTCGACCATACTTGTCAGTAACAAGACGACCCTCTGCTGTGAAATGCACAGTACCTGTGGTGGTACTAATCTTCGCACTCTCACATTGTGACAGCACATACTTCTCACCCTCATTGAAACGTCCACGCTTAGTAGGATCACCCTTCTTCTTGGAAGGTTGATACAACGTGTAAGCATCGGACAAGTCATGGAACCCATCAGGACTGTCATCCTCTACGATGAGTCGAGCCAACGATCCATCAATAGATTGCAGTATCACCGTTGCAGTAGACGCATCCTCATCGAACACATTCTGCAATAGGTCATACACGATAGATACCTTTGGGCGTGATGCCATCAATTGACCGAATCCTTCAAGGTCTACTTGAATCCATTCGTCGCTCATGGTTACTGTAGGTCGTTCTTCTTTATCCCTTATCGGAATGTCTAAATCTTTAACAGTCATCGTGTTTCCGTTTCTTCTGTTGCTTCATCATCGACTGTTCCTATGATACGAATCTGATCCGTGTCAGGTGTTTCTTTGGAAAGGAAAGATCCATTCCACTTAGGTAATGTGATGCGTTGAGACTTTCGGTTGTCAAGGTAAGACCTGAGTCGTAATCCGACAGGTATACCTCCAAGCATTCCTATGATGCCCCAAGCAATCCAAGTTAATTGTTCTATATATGTAAGTTTCATACATACCACTCTATCGTGGTTGTATACAAAAACCAACCTGTGACTATCGACACATAGATACAAACGCTCGCCATGAGAGCAATAACGGTACATGTTACAAGTCATGGCATGTCAAAAGGTAGATGGGATACTAAAGGATAAATGATAAGAGCATACAAGGGCAGATGGGTAGGTCTGAAAGGACATGACACATGCATCACACTATGCAAATTCATGCAAAATATTCAAACCGCAACACAAATCGACACAAAAATCCACCAAAAATACTCCCCGAAACCCTCCTCGTAAACCCTCCTCGCAAAATCCCCTCAAAACTTCCATCAAAGTTCAAAAATAAACGATGCATCACAAACGCTCTCTATGCAAAAAACCCTCCTATACATGAATACCTGCATAAAACACCTACCTCAAAACCGGATACGATGACGCTTCAAAAGGAGCAAATACCTAGCCACCCCGTCTAGCCACCCCGAAAAATAAAAGAGGTTCAACTTTTTCGAGTACCCCTATGTGGGGGGGCAGGTGTGTGGGATATTTTTTTGCTGATTGATTTGCGGATAGTTTTATCCGGGGGGTGTGTGTTTGACTAGTTGTTTTTGGCGATTGCTCTGATGTCTAGGAGGTGGTTTTGTATTTCGGTGGCGGGGATGTTGTCTCGGTAGGTGATGGTTGTGAGGAAGTTGTCGATTTCGGCGATGAGGTTGTTGCCTACGGTTGTGTCGAGTTCTTCGTCTAGTTGTTCTAGGTTTTCTTCTTCGATTAGTTCTGTGGTGGTTGTTTCTTCGGTCATGTTTGGTCCTTTAGTATTTTTCCTGTTGGGGGTATGAGGGATGCTAGTGATCTTGGTGTGTGGTGTTGTTCTCCGTTTTCATCTACCCAGTGTACCCAATGGTGGGGGTTGGCGAGTTCTGCATATAGTGATTCGGGTTTATATTTTTCTCTTGCCATTTTGTGTCCTGTTTGCTGTGTTTGTGTATTTGTATGGGTTTTTGTATGGGCTTGTTGTCCATGTTTCATATGTTTTGGTTTGTGGTTGTCCTGTTCCTCCGTTTAGGTAGTTGACTCTTTGTATGGCTGCTTGTTGGGTTTTGTGGAGTGTTTCTGTGTGCCAGTGTGTTTCTCCTTGTTGGGTTGTGTAGTGTCCGACTTCCCATCCGGCTTCTGTTATTTTGTATACGTACATGGTATCTCCTAGTTTTGTGCTCTTGTAGGTTTGTAAATAGATTTATCCGTGGGACGACTGCGCCGCCCCGATATCGCTCCTATAAAAAAAAATTTTTAAGTGCTTGTTTTTTTGGGGGTTGCGGTTTTTTGGGGGTTGCCGAACGATTCGGTTATTCGTTTGAGTCCTTTGTGGATTCGTGTTTCTTTGAGGTGGTTGGCTCTCATTTTTTTTCGTTCTTTGGTGGTGGTTCCACCCCATATTCCTATTTCTAGGTTTCGTACCGCGAAGTCGAGGCATTCTTCTTGAACTGGGCATGCGGCACATATGGCTTTAGCCAGTTTTATTTGTTTGAGTCCGTGCTCGTCGAAGAAGAAGGTGTCCATGTTTATGGACGACGTTTTACATAACGCCTCTTTTGTCCACGGCATTGGTTCTGATATAACCATGTCGCTTAGTTTCTCCCTATATGTTATTTCCATTCCATCTCCGCTTCGCAGATTGGACAGATCCCGTCACGATTGCGTAGTGCTTCTCGCCCCACGTATGTGAGACAATCTATACAGCGAACTACTCCTCGTAATGGTTCTGGTCTTTTATTAGCCTTTTTTGAAGGCATGCTTATATTACCTTTCTTCAAGTCAATTAACAACCTCTAGTTTATACAAGGGCTTTTATATCTATTCCATGCCTGCCTTGCCTTGGCGTACCCCAACCCGCCGGGTCTAGACCTACCTAGTCGTGCCTGCCGTTCCAAGCCTGACCGAGCCTCCCCTTGGCTCGACGCTACTCGCCTTGCCTTGCCTGCCGTACCTTGCCAACCCGTACCAAATCATGGATTGACTTGCCTTGCCAAGCCTGCCTTACCTCTCCACGCCTCATCTCGACTAAACACGACCCACCTTGCCCCGATGTGCCTTACCAAGCCTGCCGTTCCACACCTCTCCTCGCCTCGACAAAACTCGCCCCGACCAGAACTGCCACGCCTGCCTTGCCTCATCGGTCCTAGACATGCCCCGCCTTGCCCCGAGGTGCCTTGACACAACTCTCCACGCCTGCCGTTCCAAGCCTCACCGCTCCACTCCTCAACGGGACTCGACCCAACGTGCCTGCCCTGCCAAGCCTAATCACGACTGTACGTGACCCGACCCGACCCGAGACTTTAGAGAAAAAGGAGACGATACCTATAGATACCGTCTCCCCTCCTCCACCTTGCGGTCTTTTTATTTAAACAGAAACCGGAGATTTAACTGCATCATCAATTGCTTTAGAAACAATCGCCCATTTGGTATCTGCATCCAAATCAGCAATGCCTCGACATGCTTCGATATCACCTTTTAATGTTAAAGCCTTTCTCTCAAGACGTGATATGAGAGTTGTCGCTCTAGTAGGATCTGTAAGCATGTCTGTGGTTAAGGCGTAACCGCCATCACCACTTAGGTCATCTCTTGAAAACAAAGAAACTTTCATTTCTATTGGTTTTCCAGTAGGTTCACCTTTTATTACGACAACTTTGTGTCGCTTTATTAAACCTTGTGCTTGTGTCAAACGATGTTTAGGTCCTGCAATATTATTATCCCATTCAAATTCATTATGTAAAATATGATCGGGATCAGAAGCAGCATCAACTACATCATAATCATGTATGTTGCCACCGTTATTAATTGCTATGTCTATTAACGCTTGACGTTTTTCTGATACGTGTACTTCGCTCATTATTGCACCACCGTTATTCCACGGTCAAAATCAACTTCGTAACGTCCGAAAACCCCACTATTTGATTTAGGTGCAGATGGTCTCCACTCGCCAACACCGCCTAAGCCTCCAGCATTAACTAAAGACACAACGGAATCCATGTTGATCAAATGAGGAAGGTACGTTATTTGTAGTACACATTTCCAATTATGATAGGCGGGACGATATCTGAGATCGATGCTTCCCATGCCTACTCGTGGTGTGTCTTCACGCATTTCACATTCGTCATACTCTAAAGGAACTAGCATGTCTGGTCCTTCACCCTCGAAGAACAATGCTCGTTTCATTGCAACTTTTGTTACTGACTTGTCGAACAAACTACATGCATCTACCGTCGCGGCTTTAAAAGCAACAACAGGATGTCCAGCACGACCATCAGGAAGCAAATACTTTGCATCCTCAAATTCGGCTACTGGATCTTTTGCTTTGCGTTCTGCTTTAACAGTTTTAACGCCTGACATGCTGTCTAAAAGTTGTTTTCTGGCTTTTTCAGAAAACGCATGTTGAATTAATGGACTGATACCTCTGATTGGAATAAGAATCGTTTCCTGTCTAAAAGGTTCAATACGAATTTCTGCTGTAGTTTCTTCTTGCTCTACTACAGTCGATTTTTTTGCCTTAGCAATTTCTTTTGTTGCTGAGGCTTTAGTTGTCGTCTTAGACGACGCTTTAGTACTCATTATATATTCCTTAGCGAAAAGCCCTACTTGGGTTTTCTAATTTAGGATGACCACTCTAACGTCGTACTAGTCAAAAAAACAACCTCAAGTTACAAATATGTTATTAAATATGAGAGCCTAGTTTCCATCCTGCAATACTTCCTATTGCAATCATGGGGGCGAACGCCCACCATTCTCCTACTAAACCGCCAGCGACAACACATGCGACGATAACGGAAATAATACCAAAAAATAAATTAGGTAAAATTGTTTTCATGTTCTCTCCAATAATTTGATTCGCTCACGGAAGAGGAAGTCCAGAATTCCAAACATTATCCAGTCCTCTAATCTTCCCCCCAGCACGCAAGTAGTCTACAGCAACAGAAAGTCGGAAATGGTACTTGTTGGAAGTCGTGGGTGGATATCTTTCTTCTAAAAGTAAAACTGTTTGTTCAAATGGAAAGTTGCCCCATTCTGCATCAAAGTATCGACTTGTCCAATCTTCTGCTAAAACAGGTTGCAATTGCGGCAGGGGGTTCGAGGTCGGAACAGAAGTGGCGGGTTCCTCCGAGGTCGAAGCCCCCACCGCAAAACTTGTAGTTGTTGTAGTAATTACAGGAATAAGGTTTGGATCATCAATGTGTATTGACGTACCGCCATCAAAAGTTGGATCTTCTGTTGTGGTCGTCACAGGTGGACTGGTGGTTGTTGTCGAAGGAATATTAGACACCCATTGTCCATCATCATTAACTTCAAACATGGGAATTGAGTAGCCTAAATTAGCCATACACAACGATTGCCATACAGTAAATGATGGTGAAAGTGGATTCTCTTGCATCCAGTAAGGATCATCAAACCGCCTTACTCGTTTGTTGGCATCTAATTGCCATTCGGCTACAAGACCTGAACTGAACATAAGTTGCTCCAATTCGGGATGTTCACCGCTTGCCCAGTTACCTAAAGAAAGTATTTGTCCTTCTTCTAAGTGTCTTGCCCAAACAAAGCGAGGATCTTCATTTCCTTTGCCACCGTCACGCTCTTCGTTGTAACGTGAGATCATTCCTGCTGGAATAGTTCCGTCTTGTTCCATTATGGATATGCGTGCGGAAACTTCTTCAAAAGTCATATGAACATGACCTGTTGTCGTGTCACATGGTGTGTAAATTGCATCGTGGTGCGCAACAGCCGATGAGGTTGTAAACGTCACCGCAAAGATAAGCAAAGCGGTCATTGCCTTTAACATAAGTTAGTCCTAATAAGTTATTAAATATGGTCAGATAGTTTCCGTGTCGGAGTCCTCTTATTGAGAGGGATACCTTTAAAAGTTTTCTCCGCCATAGGAAACTTTTTGTATATTGATAAAGATTTTTTAAATTTTTCCCTTGCTCCCGCTAATCTCGCTATCTCTTCTATTTCGATATCGTATAAACCTAAGTCGATACATTCTTTTAGCCGTTCGGGATTGGGTAATTTTTGTGGAGGACACTTGTGTTCTCCCATTGCTCTTAAAATGGCTTCTGCCGCTGTAAGCGCGGCGTTAACCTGTGCTTTAGAATTAAAGTCTCCTAAAAGGATCTCTTTATCGTTGTGCCTAATTACGGCACGAAGTTTGCTAGTTGCCACAAGTATAGAGTATCGAGTGCTTATGACTTTAACAACCTGTCAACCCTTATATTTTTCTGGTTTAACAAAAATCAAAAGAGATTCATGGGGAATTCTGTGTTCAGCGTTTTCTCCATGAGTCATTCCTCTTACCGGAATAATTTTGGTATCTACCTGTTTGAATCCTATTTCGCCACAAATGTCTGCATGCCACTGTGTAACAGGTTGAATTTTTCCACCTCTAATATGATCTTTTATATTGATTATGAGATGTCCACCTATTTTTAAAACACGCTTTGCTTCTAACCATGATTGCAAGTGAAACTCTTTATACTCCTCACCCCATTGCATGCTTGCAGAACTACCTTTAGTAAGTGGTCTACCTAAAAAATGTCTATAAGTGTATCTTTTACTATTGTCTTTAGACTCAAAGTTATCTGCCATTCGATTCCCAAAACAAGGGGATGTAACAACAGCATCAAAACATTCATTAGGGAAACCAGTTTTCAAGGAAGTACCTATGGCTGTTAATGCGTGTTGACAAGCCCATTCAGGTTCCAGTTCAATACCTCTTGTCGTGTAGGGAAGTTCGTGAATAGTTCCAATTCCTGCAAATGGATCCAATACAGTCAACTCTGGATCACTACCAAGAAACTCAATAACTGTATTCAAATGTTTAGCAGAAAATTTTGCTGGATGAGGAGGGGGTAATGGCGGCAAATCTAAATTTGGATCTGCCTCTTGGGTTTCATTATTCACGACTGGAGCCTATATTTCTTTCTTAGTTTTATTTCACGAGCGACTGGTTGACCCTCAAAAGGCTCCAGAAGTGTGGTTCCGGCTTTACCTTTATTCTTACCCATACCTACTTGATCTTTTTTGAAAACAGTAAGAAAACCAAAAGGTGTTTTATAAACATCCCGATTTTCATCTGATTCAACTAATTCGTCTTTACCCATGTGGTGTGTTCCTCCAACAGTGTTTAGAGGGGTTCCAATGATGTGCCCCTGATGTATAAAATAAATGTGCGGCTACGCCAACATTGGCGATTGGATCGAAAATGGAATATCCACCAAATCCTGCATCCCACGCACGACCCTTACGATAACCCGTGTCCCAGTATTTTTTCAAGTGCTGGAACCAACCTACGGCAAGAGCGCTACTAATTTCCTCGTTGAATACGTCATCGGGTTGCCCTGAACTCTCGCAAAAAACGACGCGAAAAGCCCAAGCACGATCTTCGGGAAGGAAATAAGTTCTAATCAAATCATCTAACGTAGGCAAGCGATCACAAGTGTATGGATTGGGCAAGCGACCTTCACATCCCGTTCCATGCCAATAAGGATCTTCTTCTTCGTTTAGATAATGAGGATAATATTCATGTAATTCTTCGCCCCAGTCTGATGGGTACCATAAACGGATTGCCGCTAATGGTCCTCCTAAACTTTCTAGATGGGCACCTCGGGTGGCGGGTCCGTAGATGCCGTCCACCTTTTCTAGTCCTAATGCTTCTTGAAGAATTTTAATCTCAGGACCGCGAGAATAAAAAGAGTATTCGGTCTCCAATACTTGTTCAACCATTTCTTCATACATTTCATTAAGTTCTGTATCTATTCCTTCTTTATATGTGCCAACACTTAATGTTGTTGTTGTCGTAGTTGTAAGAACAGTTACTACAGATGCTTGAATGCTTGTTGTAGTTGTTTGAATTGGTTCTTCTTTAGATAAAACGCTAAGAACCGTTGTAGGAGAAGACAGAGAAAGTCCACTTACTCCAAATGTTGTATTTTCTTCGCCCCCAAAACAGGAAGCCGTCCACGCTAAAATAGTTATGACTATTCCGGCTGTAATTTTTGAAAGCAAGACCACTCCTCTCTACTCTCATTTATTTGACCTATACCTGTTGTTGCAGATATGATAGGTAATAGCCCTTAGTAGTGTAAGTCTACTTTACCGCCACAGGAAAGGCTCCTTATAAGGGTATACGGAAAATAGGGGGTTTACAACCCCGAAGGATGAACATGACTAAAACTAAAGAAGATTCTGAAAAATTTGAGATACCAGAAGATTTGATTGAAGCCATTGAAGTCAGTTCTTTTGAACGTCAACTACCACGACAAGGCTCACCTGTAATACATAAATTTTTAATGAATCCTGAAGATGAAAATGCTTTGAAAATGGCTAAAGAGTGGATTGACGCACAAAAAGCAATTTGGCCTAAAGTAGACGATGTGGTTCGTCGTTTACATAAAATCGCACCACTAAATGGAGAACCTTATCCAGAATGGCATCATCAACCTTGGTGGGGAAAATTGTGTATGGCTTGGTCTGATGATTTAGAACAAGCAATAAAAGAAGCAAGTGTTTGGTGCGATAAAAAAGAAAATGCCTAGTCCTCGCAATGCCCCTCGTAGAGAATCAGTGTCTATTACCAAAGTAGGCAAATATGGGCATGTTTTATGGGCACATCAATTGATATGTGGACACACCATCACAAGAAAACGAAAATCTCCTACTGGGGTATTGGGGTGTACTAAGTGTATAAAAGCATCCGACTTTGAAGAATTGGCACAAGGTCTTGCAACTCCCGTAGAAGTGCCTATGGATGATTATCTTTCAGAAGCCGAAGCCGAAGCGTTGAAAATAAAGGCTCTTTTGGCTGGTCGTTTTGATGTGGGTTTAGAGCAGGTTGATGTTGTTGTGCGTTCCAATATTAATGGAATAATGGAAGTTGACTCTGCGACAGTGACCTTCACTCGCAGGCAATTGAGGTACCTTAAATAATCGAAGTTGACGTTTCTTAATACTTCTTGTATCATTGACGAATGACAGAAGACCCCACCCCAGCAGAAATTTTTGAAGTCTTTCAACATTGGGTGGCTACTTGTAGGACAAGTGCGCGAGGACGCAAGCCAATACTGGGCGATAAGCGAAGACGTAAAATTAAGCAGGCTATTGCCTTGTATGGAGTTGAAGATTGCAAGGATGCGATACGAGGTGTTATTCATTCTCCGTGGCACATGGGACACAATCCACAAGGAAAAAAATATGATGACATTGAACTCATATTGAGAGACGAAAAGCACATAGAGATGTTTTTAGATTACGCTGACACGGCAGATCGTGGCATTAAGGTTTTTGAACTTTATGCCAACGGTGATGAACCTTTTTAATCGCTTGTGGAAGACCATGAACTTGCAGCAGTTGTTAAAGATGTATCTGTTAATTGGAGCCTTCCCACAATGGGTCCGCAATATCAAGAACGATGCAAGTTGTGGTGGGAGTATCTCCACGATTTAGAATTTGATTTAGTAAATAGTGCCATTAAACAGATTATTTTTTTAGATCAAAGATTTGCACCAAGAGTAGGACAAGTAAGACGTTTGGCAATAGATATGAAATTAAAAGATTCGATTCCCTCCCCTTCAGAAGCATGGTCTCAATTTCGTTCTGCTATTGATGCTTCCGAATCTGGCATTCCTTTTGAAAAGCCTCATAATATCGTCGGCAAAACAATGAGATCATTTCCTAAAAATGGGGCTGGTTTAAGAACCAATTCTGATAGAGAGTTGTTTCTTTCTGCTTATGAAAGATTAGTAAAGAAAACAGAGATAGAAAGATATTCGAGTGGATCGGACTCCTGAGGTTGACCTTGTTCTTAGTCGGCTTAATAAAGTCCGTTCAATCAGTGGTGGTTGGGAAGCGTGTTGTCCTTCTCATTCTGATGACAAGCCTTCACTAACGATAGGCGTAGGGCGTGAAGGGCAGGTACTGCTTCATTGTCATAGTGGTGCCGCTTGTTCTTTTACAGATATTTGTAACGCTTTAAATCTAAAACCCAATGACTTGTGGCCAGAATCTAATAAGAAACCAAAAACACAATTAAGAAAAGAAGCCACTTACGTTTACGAAGATGCTGATGGAACCCCCGTGATGCAGGTTATTCGTTTTAAAGATGAAGACGGAAATAAAACTTTCCGACAACAAAGATATGAAAACGGCGAATGGGTGTGGGGTACTCAAAATATAAAAAAACCTTTATACAAACTTCCAGAAGTTCTAAAACAAATTTCTGAAGATGGCGTTGTTTATATAGTCGAAGGAGAGAAAGATGTTCAAACATTAGAACGTCTTGGAAAGGTTGCAACTTGCAACCCCGGTGGAGCAGGTGGTGAAGGACAAGATAAATGGTTATCAAGCCACACGGAATCTTTGGCTAATTCAAAAGTTATTATCATTGCCGACGACGACACCGCAGGTTTTGCACATGCTAGCCATGTAGCCGCAGAACTTAGAAAAGTTGACTCAAAAGTAAAAGTATTTAAACCGACCAAAGGTAAAGACATTTCAGACCATGTGGGTGCTGGAGGTTCTTTAAGCGATTTAGAAGTTGTTGCTAGTGAAATTAGAGATGAATTCACTGCGGTGGTAGAAACTCTTGCAGGTCTCGATCACAGTATGCCTTTAAGTGTTCGAGTGAATAAGGCTAAACGCTTGTTAGAAGGATTTGAAAACGATGAAAACACTTTAGAAGAATCTGAACGGCTAGTGGATTGGGCAACCCTTATAAAAGAAGAAACAAACGACACCTTCGATTGGTTGATTCCCAATCTTCTCGAAAGACAAGAAAGAGTCATTGTTGTTGCCGCAGAAGGAGTTGGTAAAACTTATTTGGCTAGACAAGTTGCTTTGATGTCTGCGGCTGGCATTCATCCATTCAAGCGAGATAAAATGCCACCAATTCGGACACTCTTTGTAGATTTAGAAAACCCTGAACGAATCATTAGACGTACTGCTAGACGGATCTATGACAGGATTGAGAACTTCGGCAAAGCAAAAGAGATGGAAGCCCATCTCGTTGTTAAACCTGATGGACTCGACCTTCTTAAACCCAGAGATCGAAACAAACTAATCGAATGGGTTGAAACTACTAAACCAGAATTACTTGTTTTAGGTCCTTTGTATAAAGCCTTTATAGATCCGGGTGGGCGAACATCAGAATCCGTAACTACAGAAGTAGCAAAATTCCTTGACTATATTCGCCATGAATACGGATGCGCTTGCTGGCTTGAACACCATGCTCCTTTAGGCTCTGGAAACAGTAGAGATTTACGACCTTTTGGCTCTGCGGTGTGGAGCAGATGGTCTGAATTTGGAATATCAATTAGCCCAGACCCCACGGATCCAACCGTATTAGAAGTGAATCATTATCGTGGTATGAGGGATCAGCGTGAGTGGCCTACACGAATGCGTCGTGGGCATGACGATGAGTGGCCTTTTGTGGTACTGGAATTTCTAAATCCGTAACACGGTTACGTTCCCACAACAGGGTTGCTCCACATTCACAATTCAATCTAAATTTCCATAACCCTGTTTCTAATCCAGAGTTTATTGAATCACTTATATTCTTTTTGCAAGACGGGCAGGTATACATATCATTACCTCCGTTAGTTAAAAATAGCCTAGCACTACTACTACTAGTAGTGGTGTGTGGTTTTACGACAATTGACGCTTGTCGATATAATTACCGTTTTCATCTAAACGCAACTTTTGAAGCATGGAGATGGGTATTTCTCTCGTGCGACGACCTATTGTTTCTTCATATTTAATGTAGTCAGGTGGGTCATTGTCTTTGACGGCCTCCCAAGCCTTGTCAAGATCAATGAGTCCAAGAATTTCAACTTTCCGCAATTCTTCTTTACCATTGGTTGTTAAAGTTCTCGCTCCAAAAAGAATTGTGCCTTTACCTGTGTCGGTCTCTTTTATTTTTAAACCACCTCTTGTGCGAACAGAACGAACCTCAATGTTTCGCCCTGCATCTGCTATTTGACTTCTGTGTCTGTTGTGGGCACTTGCTGGCCATGCGCTTCCTGACCAATAACGATTAGTTCCTTTAGCCACAGCCAGTTCGCAAATACAAGTACGTTCGTTTGCCGTTCGGTTGTCTTCCATCGCACTTTTATTGCCTTGATATTGTTGAGCGTCTTCTTTGTGCCAATTCTGTGTAGTTCGGTAAGAGGCAACGGATATTGCATGTTGCCATTCCCATTCTTCTAGTTCAACAATCAGTGTTGCCTGTTCCTCTTCAGAGTTCATAAATAGACTGCACAACAATAGGTGTTCCGTCACCCATCCATGCGGAAAAAGTGTTGAAACAAAGAAAATCATATGCTTCTTCGTAATCCCACTTTTCTCGCCAAACAAGAAGTTCAATCATTTTTCCTTCATCGTAAACGAGAACAGGATCACCAGAAAATTGTCTAGATGCAATGCCAATAATGGCTTCATCAAACGAAGGGTCGCTAAAACGTAGCGCACTAGGATTTAACTCGTGGAGTTGTTCTAATGCACTTTCTAATTCAGTTTCTTTAGACATGCTCCACCAATCTAATTTTATGAATTACATCAGTAAGGTCAATTTCGTTTTCTAAAAAAAATGCTTCTATGTCCCAAATGCCCATATCTGTTTCATCTCTAGACGATGACATCATTTTGCTGTACGCCTTCCATGCGCTTTCTGCGTAGTAGCAAGCCGCAATAGGACGCGCGTTGCGAATCATTCTTAATGATCGGCTTGCACCATGACCTGCCATAACGAGTAAGAAAAAAGTAAGGCTTGGAGCACGGTTGACGCCCATGTGACAATGCACTAACACTTTGGCATCTGGGTTGTCCAATAATGCTTGAGTGTAATAGTACCAACCAGTTTCATACCATTCTTGTTCCTGATCACCACCACTGTCGTGTGTACCGTGTTCGTGATATGTAATTTCAGGTGCATTTGTAGCAACCAATTCTTTATCAGACCACTCATTGCGACAGTCAATAACATGGGTAATGCCCATTGATCGCCATTCTTCTATTTGAATAATGGCTTTATCTTCGTCGTGATGCAGGTCACCTGATAAAACTAAATTAGGTGTCACTTCACACAGTCGTCTCCACCATGTCGGGGAGTCAAGTTCTTCAGACATTAGACAAGATCCAAGATTAGATCGGCTGCTTTTGTTTTCATTTGGTATGACTTGTTACCAATTTGCATTGCCGCTTTTGCATTGCGATCAAGATCATCAAACCAATGATGGTCGTAGTATTCGCCTACGGCATTAAACAAACTCCAACCGTTATACCCATAGCCTGCGGCATTCTTTTTATTAACGAATAATCCACGAACAAGCATCAATGTCTTTTCTCGATTAGCCATTTTGCCATCAGTATCTGCATCTTTTTCTGGCCAAAGCCCATTAAGAACAGTATCGATTTTCTTGCTACCGGATGGAATTGTAACCGATAGAAGATTTTCTGCTGTTTCTTTAAACGACCTTGCCCAGTCGGTTGAGATTTGAAGGACTTGATTGGCTTCTTCTAAGGCTTTGCCGAAGTTTGCCGTGTGTCGTGCGGTCATAACTGCTTTTGCTACATTTTGACCAAATCTAACTGTATTTTTACATACTGCTCGAATGTCAGTATTTGCGTATGTTATAGGCGTGGTTCCATCGTGGCTGGTGTGTACAACAAGGTATCTGCCAATTTCATCGTTAATTCCCGATGGGTCGATAATTAATGTTCCTAAATCAATGGTGGCGAAAAATTCACGACCATCCCTGAGAACGCCACAAGTATCCATAACTGCATCACCTTTTGATGCGCCACAGACGTTCAAAGCCTTTTCTAAAACAATTTCATTTTGGACAATTCGATACCTGTCTTTAACCACTTCAAATGGAATGGTTTCACCATCTTTGTCAACTCGTGCCGTAATGAATCGATCTTTCATGGGCAGTAAATCGCCACTAGATGTGATGTATCTAACAGGTAGCAGTTCAACTTCATAGTCAGCATTTGCCATTTTTAAAATTGACTCTGCTGTTTGATGTCCTGCTACAGGTTTCCCCAGTCGATGCCATGGCGCTCCACCTTCTTTGCGCCACACAAAACTGGCTTCCCCTTCTTCGTTCATTTCTAATTCGTGTGCCATATCGCCTTCCTCTGGATAGTTTTATCCTGATAAAACAATACTATCCGAAGCCAGCATGTTTAACAACTCATGTTGTGAGATTGCTAAAATAGTGTAGATTAAAGGGATGAGCGAGAAAAAGATCCTTCTCCATGATGATGAGATAGTTTTAGATAGTCCCTATGATTCTGAGGAAGTTAATAAAATCAGGGAAATTTCAGGAGCGAAATGGGATCGTTTGGGCAAAGTTTGGCGAATTCCTGTATCTAGTTTAAAACAGATTAAAACTTATGCTATTCAATTCGACTATTGGATGGATCCAGATTTGCGTGTTTTAGATTTACCTGAACATCCATATGAAAAACAAGGCATTCAACTAGAAGATAACAATCTTGTAATTAGATTTGCCTATGACGCTGTGAGGGTTTCCGCTGTCAGAGAAGTCCCCGCTTCTCATTGGGATACAAAAAAGAAAGCATGGCTTGCGCCTGTCGATGCTTTGCCAGAAGTAATCAAATTTGCTAAAAATTTCAAATTGCATGTTCCAGAAGAATTAGAAAAAATGCAAGAAGAAATTAAAAAACGCCACGCCAAGGGAATCGCCGCTTCAAGAGCGGTGAAGTCAGATATCGAAATTCCTGACTTAAACGGAGAACTGCTTCCCTATCAAAAGGCTGGAGTTGAATACATCATTGAACATAAAAAAGTTTTCTTAGCCGATGAAATGGGCTTAGGAAAAACAGTTCAAGCATTGGCAAGCATCCAACATGAAGATGCGTTCCCATGTTTGATTGTATGTCCACCCAACTTGGCTTTGAACTGGGCTAAAGAAATTGACAAATTCTTTCCTACGAGAACGTGGAAGCGTGTAAAAAATCGTTCCGAGTTTCCAGAAGAAGAAGCGGACTACACCATTGTCGGTTATTCCAATATCGACTACCATCCAGAAGCCCTGAAGGGTTTCAAGTCCTACGTTTTTGACGAGAGCCATTATTTAAAAAATCCCAAAGCAAACAGAACAAAATGTGCTCAGAAACTTTCAAAAACAGCGCCGAAAGGTGGAATAATTATCTGCCTTACGGGAACGCCTATAACAAACCGACCAGCAGAATATGGTCCTCAATTAGAAATTATTGGAAGACTCAAAGAGTTCGGTGGACTGTGGGCTTTTTATAAGAGATACTGCGGTGCTTTTCGGGACAGATTTAAACAATGGCATATTGATGGAGCCACAAACTTAGATGAATTAAATGATCGTTTAAGAGCATCTTGTTATATCAGACGCACTAAACCTCAAGTTCTAGATGACCTTCCACCAATTCGTCATTCTGAATGGAGAATTGATCCTGATCCTAAATATTTGAAAGAATATGAAACGGCTAGAAACGACATTGCTCAATATGTCGCTGACAGGGCGGCAGAACTAGCCAAAGAAATAGGCGCAAATCCGCACAGTGCCGCTGTTCGAGCAAAACTTGGAGCAGAAGCCCATGAGTTTCTTATCAGGTTGTCAGTTTTAAAAAGAATTGCAGCCAAGATGAAATTAAAGGCTGTTGATGAATGGGTTGAAAATCGCATCAATGAAGGGCGTAAAGTTGTTATTGCCGCTCATCATCGTGAAATAGTTAGTTCATTAGCAGACAAGTATGGTGGTTTAAAGATACAAGGAGGAATGACTCCTGATGAGGTTGAAGAAGCCAAAACAAATTTCATGGAAGGGTCTGTTGAAGATTTTCCTGTAATTGTGTTATCTATTCAAGCGGCAAAAAGTGGTCACACTTTGACCATTGCGGAAGACATGATTTTTGTAGAACATCCGTGGACTCCAGCAGATGTTGACCAAGTGTCGGCGAGAATACATCGTTTGGGAACCAAGGGTGCCGTGCAAATAACTCATGCTTTAGCGGCTGGAACAATTGACGAAGAAATTTTTGAATTGATCAAAAACAAACGAGTAGTGGTTGATGCGGCGACAGAAGGCGTTTTGATGGAAGAAGAATCTACAAATGCCGCAAGTCTTATGGCAGACTTTCTACCTGAATAATGACCACCGAGTAACATCTCTTCTGTAAGCAATTTGGATGGTTCCTCGGCAGGGAACCCCTGAGAGCATGGAGGTGAACCGAACACCGTAATGGGAATGGGTCGGTTCTCCGGCCCATCCCTTTGCTTTTTATTTGTCCGGTGTTGAGGGGCGCTCTATGTGAAAGTCTTCGCTTGCAGAAGACTCAATAGGAATCCAAGCATTGTTGTAATTATGCTCTTTAACTTTTCGTTTCTTTAAAAGAGTTCCATCTTCTAATATGTCGAATTCATCTTCTGACATGTTGAGAGCATCCATGATTTCTCTGTCGCCCATAATTTTAAGCAAGGTTCTAATAGAACGACTTAATTTGTAAGGAACAACCGACCCACGACTTCTGTTCATTTGTATATGAATTAAAATTGCTTCTCCCACAGTGCATTTAATTCTATTAACTGGAATTTCTTCTAATTCAAGATCATGTGCAATAGCCCACCTTGCACACCCATCAATAATAGTTCCATCTTCCATTGTCAAAATTGGTTGAAGAATCCCAAAAGATTTAATAGAAACAGTTAATCCAACACGATCTGATTTGAGAATATAAGTAGTTCTCCAATCGGGTCTTTTAAGATTTTCTGGTTTTAAAAGTTCTGTCATAATAGGTCATCCATTTTATCTAAATCGTCTGCGTCTGCTATAGCAGCCATTCTCATTCTATGTGCTTTTGTTTTAGGACCAACAGGTGATGGTGCTGTATGGCGAAATTCATTTAGCAGCAAGGTGCGAATCAAGTGATCTATGGGATACCCAAAGGCATCTTTTGTTCGTTTTTTTCTAAATTCGGCTGCAAACTTCATTGCATCTTTATGTTTTCCCGGCGAGAGCATGTTGTCATTAATACAACGGCGAACACCATCCCATTTATCCGCAGAATATGAATTGATTAAACTTTCCACATCAAAATCTGCCCATAACCTTCGTTGAGCGTCGATATGAGGGAAAGCATTGTATAAAGAATCGTAGAAATCGGGTTCTGTAACAACCACATCGTTTAGCCTGCGAGCCGCTACTGAATGCAATGGAATGCCAACTCTCGTATTGGCGCCAGAGATGGCGGCAAGATCATAATATTCGCAATATGGGAAATCGTGTTCTGCCGCATATTTGAGAACATCATCTGTAGTCCAATCATAAATTGGTTTCACCAGCCTCAACGGTATTGCCTTGCTTAGTCGGTAAGGGCGATTGATGTAATTCTCATGCAGTTTTTGAACCACGGAACGGTAGCGAATCATCGATTCGTTCGCTCTAACTCCTGTGAGGAAAGCGACTCTTCCTTCTTTGCCCTGCATTGTGTAGTAATCCACTGGTTGGGGCATAACCCTATTGTTGTCTAGTCCAAAATGTTGGGCTGTAATAGCCCATGGAGGAATCTCTCTTACAAGTCGACCTTCTTCTTGTCGTTTTTTTGACCAAAGTAAAACGTATTCTCTGCGTCCTAAAACCCAAACTTCTTGTCCATATGGCAAGGCATACCATTCCATGTCAACCCAGTCTAAATCTTTAACCCATTCCAAATATTTGACTACGGCGGGGGAGACCATTTCTTCGTCTCGGAAGATTACTTTTACTGGACCAAGACCACGCTTTTCGTGAATCTCTTTAGCCAAAAGCAAAACTGCGGAAGAATCTTTTCCACCGCTAAACTGAACACAGACGGTATCGAAGGTGTCATACACATGTTCCATCCGTTGTTGTGCCGCTTCCACAACTGTCATATCTAAAAAAAGGCGTCTTCGTGGCATGTTTATAGTTTACAGCGAAAAACGGACAGGGGGTGGGGTTAAGGAGCCGAAGGAGGAAAGCGCCTGACCCAACCCCCTATCCGCGACTCGTTTATAGCACCTCGGCAGGCAGACGTATTGTACTACTTGGACTAGCGGGCGGCTGTAATAGCGTCAATCAGTTCTGCTTTTTTCAAACCCGAAAAAGACAAACCAAGTTCAGATGCAATCTCTTTTAATTCAGCAACTTTTAATGTATTTAAATCTTCAGTAGGTGTTTCTTGTGCCACATCGGGCTTTTCTTCAAAAACTAAAGTTTCACCATCATTCACAACTCCAACTAAAGCAGGTGCGTCAAAGCCTTGAAGTCCATCGTCGAGGCTTTTCCAATCAAAATAACCGGGAGTAAGTTCTTCAGGGTTGCCCGGAAAGACGTGTTTGCAAACAATGCCTTCCATTTTTTTGAGAGTATCAAAACCGTATTCTCCGCTTCCTATGCAAGCATGACGAATCGCGGGCACTCCTTCTAAATCGCATAAAGAGCGCAACAGTCGCCCAACTCTATTACACGTATTTGCATCAGGAGATATCGTTGTGTTCTTAACAATTGCAACAAAAATACAGCGAGAATTCCGATGTGGCGCTGTTGGGTGGAAGTCGCCCACGACAGAGTGCGAGGTGTCTAAAATTTTATAAATGCGATCCTTGTCGGGATCTAGGACATAGTGAGGACGGTGTGCACTGCCATCCATTTCGTAACCCCTGATAGCCGCCTCTGCCGTTTGTGTGTCTGTTGCTTCTAAAACTAATTTAGAACCTTCAGCCGGCAGGGGCGTTCCTTTTTTGCCATCAGTAAGGATGTGGTTGATGATTTCTAACATAGAAGCGAGTTTACATCAACCTCGGTGTTTAAAAGTCTAATTCCTCATCAAAAGGATTTTGGTTCGACTCTGCCGCAGGTTTTGCCGCTGGGGTGGAGCCTTCACCGTCTTTATTGCGTTTTACTCTGACAAGACTTTCAATGTCTTCGACAGGAATCAAAACTTCACGGGCGGTCAACTGGTAGGCGTAACGTGTTTCACCTTCATCGGTTTCCCAACTACGTTCTTCCATTGGTCCTTTTACCTCTACGCGCATTCCTTTTTCAACGATACCTGCGGTGTGTTCTGCAAGATCGCCCCAAAGTTGCACATTAAAAAATGAGGTGTTGGTTTTTTCCCAACCTTCGTTAGCGCGTTTCCATTTGTCTACTGCTAAACGAAGACGCAACATCGCCGTGTTGTTACTGCTATATTTTAGTTCAACGTCAATGACGTTGTTTCCCCTAAGGGTCATATTTGATTCTGAGCGTGCCATAATTTTCTCCTACTACTAGTTTGTTTGTATGCTCGGTAATAAAAGTGTATCGTTGTTAATAGGCTATTGCAAGGGGACTTCCCATGAATACAGATGACTCCATCCTCATTATTCGAGAACACATGATTGATGTTTGTATGGATCTGGTAGCGATGACAGAAGAAGACGCTGAAGATATTAGAGAAGATTTTACAGAGATGGTAGATATTCTTTTAGAAGCAACTGACCTCACCGTCGTCGGTGTTGATCCTGAAGAAGAGGGCACTATTTTTCAGTGCACTATGAAGTTGGCTACTCCAAAGTAATTTGTTTATTTATAAAGGCAATTATTTGTTCTGCTGTTGTAGGTAATACAGAAAAATCTGGATTTGATTTCAGGTATCGCAAGAAGGCATACCAAGTTGCTTGCTGTTCTGCGGCATTAAATACAAGCGTGTATTGAATATTTGTTTTTGCGCCTGCTGAATCTATAGCAGTGGCGCCTTGAGTAATCATTGATTTTTGTGTTTCATCTGTTATATCTGTTCCGGGTATCTGCATAATTGGAGGAGTCCATCCATCGTTTGGAATCACGGCAGAAGAAGATCCAGCGGTAGGAGTTTCTATTGTTGCGATTTCAAAATCATCCCATCCGAGTCCTTCAAAAAAATCTGGTCGTTCGTCTACAACAGACATCAACATGTCGTGAAGAAGTGTTTGATCGTCTTCTCCTAAATCGGAAGTCCTGTTGTCGGCTAATGCAAAAGCAATGGCTTTGTCGTGGTCAAAAGGAACGTGCAACACTGCTATGTGTGTCCATCCGAGTTCTTTCGCTGCTTGCAATTGATGGTTGCCTGCAATAACAGTTCCTGTGCCATCTTCATTTTCAACGGCGACTATTGGTTTAACTTGCCCAAATTCTTCATATGAAGCGGCAATGGCTTTTATGTTTCCTTTACGTGGATTACCCGGAAGTGTTTCTAGTTGTTCTATAGGGGTAAGTAGGTTTTCTAAATCTGGACTTATTTTATGTTTCATACTTGTGCCCTTACATTTGCGGCGAGAGTGCGTAAAGAATCCAACGCTGTGCGAATAGAGTTCAATTTTTCTTTCTTTGCTTTCAACAGTGCATCAGCAATTTTTACCTCATAATGTTGGTCGGCTTGCTTGTAGTCAGCCCACGATTCACGTTCTTTTATGGAGCCATTAGCGGAAAGGTATTCGTGTGCCCAAGCAGACTTGTATTTAGCCTCTTTCTTGGATTGGTCTACGGCAAGAACCTCAAAGGCTTCTGTGTGTTCTTCTAATTCATCAACAAGTCGAATAATATTATCTTCTACTTCAACAGGGCTTATAGGTGAACTTCTCATATTATTCCTCTTTCTTTAGCAATATCTTTTAACCGTATGGCTTCTTCATCCCAATCAAATTTATCGATACTGTTTCGTTTCATAATGAGTTCATCGAGTTTGTCATCACCAATCATATCAATCGTGAAGATGCCGAATTCCACTGGATTGTCGGTGAAGAACCTATGACAAGAAGCGCATAAACAAAAAGCATTTTCTAAATCAGTTCGAGTCCATGAGTATTTGCGACTAATAATATGTGCACATTGAAGAAAGGCTTGTTCTCCTGCTCCACATTTTTCACATTGACCTTTTGAGCGTACGATTTGTGCGTGTAATTTAGTTGCTCTCCCCTTCGCTCCTTTTCCGTAGATATTGCTCATTACCCAACGCTTTCCAATATTTTAATCAACCTTAGCGCACCTTGCTTAACATCTAGAGCCTCTACTGCTTTTCGGTTTTTTTGTGCTTCCTCTATGCGAATTTCAGGATCTTGAAGAGCGTTGAATGCTTTTTGCCAGTGAAGAAATTTTTTGGCGATACGACCGACTCCATATTCTTCCTGTAAGCGAACATATTCTGGACCCTTAGAAGCAACAAATGGAATACCAGCGGCAATGTATTCAAGAGGTTTAATCCAAGATTTAGCATGATTGAAAGGAATGTCGTTTAAAGGAGCAATGCCTATATCAAATGGAAGCATCATAGGAAGTTTCGTAGGAGAGACCATGGGATACAACGTCACCCTGCCTTGAGGGACATTGGTTTCTTCCCAAAAAGGTGGGGCTTGCGAGGAAAATCCTGTGTGATGAAAACGAAAATCTTCTTCTGCTAGTTGTGGAAACACTTGTTTGACTTCATCTAGGTCGCCACTTCTGTGCCCAGTTGAACCATGCCATCCTATTATGATGGGTCCATTCTGTTCGTGTTCTCTTTGTGGGTAAGCGTCAAAATCTACACAATTTTCCAGCATCACCACCTCTTTGGCTCTTAGTTTTTCTTTAGCCTTTTCTCTTAAAAAGGGAGTAGAAACTACTATCAAATCTGACTTGGAAATAACCTGACGATAAATGTCTGTATTCTCATCTTTATTGTTTCTAGGATCGATATATGTTTTTGCTTGATGGCGATGATGCAAACCCCAATACCAGTCGTCTAGGTCGTTAATTATTATTTGGCCATTAGATCGGGCAATGTCTATGTTTTCAGGAATGCCTTTCAACATCCAGCGCTGCATGTACAAGATGTCGCAATCTAAATGATGTTTCCCTTGAGGGTCTGTTACTCCAAAAACTCCTAGTTTGTTTGACCAAACCAACACGCCAATAGTGTGATCCATGGGAAGGTATTTCAAATATTGTCCCAAGCGAATCCAACCAGAACCGCCGGGTGAAGGGCTACCGTCTTCTTCGACAACCGTGGATGACCAGTCGGCAGTGGCAAATCCGACTTTCATCAATAATCTTCAAGTTCTTTTTGAAGACCTAAAAATCCCCACTCTCCTTCTACGGATTCCCATAAGGCTAGGTCTATGGGAGTGGGTTCAAACTCATGTTGCTCCATTAAGGTTCGATGTTCTAAAATAGCCCTTTTAAGAAAGTCAGCCATTTTCAAATCAGGATCTTGACTATCTTCACCTAATGCAATCATTCTTTCTGCTTCGGCAAGACGTTGCATAACATAAAAACGAAAGCGACCAACTTTTGTACGTTTCTCATCAGAATTAATTTTGTATTCTGTAACTAAATGTCCCGTGAGACTTTTAGTTGCTTGAGTTTCGTCTTGACTAAGGTCTGCTATTTGTTCATCTAGATTTTTAACCAACCTCATAAGAGAGTCTCTCCACTTGTGCTGGTTTGATGGCAAGCGAAGATAATCCACCTTTTCAGGTGGAAGAAGATTTTTTACGTCTTCCGAAACCAATCTATCAAACTCGTGTATATCCATTTTTCTCCTAAGACCATGCAGGACAAATGCGTTTGTATGCACACCAGTTGCATAAGGGTCCTGTTTTTGTAGGAAACAGCCCTGTCTCACAACCAGTTTGAACGCCTTCCCAAGTTTGATTCACAAGACGCAATACGGTCTCACGCCTTTTAGGAGTAGGGTCATATCTCTTAGTTTCTTTAAACTTGACGTACATTATTTCGGCATTATCAACGTGAATATTATTTAATCTTTCCAACATTTCTGCATAAAGTACGATTTGAAATATCTTGTCGCCTTCATACTGCGGTTTAGACACCTTACCACTTTTGTAATCTGTGACCGTTATAGATCCATCTGCTTCTTCTGTCCAGCGATCGATATAGCCCAACAAAGGTACACCCTCAATTAAGCCAGAAAACTTATCTTCTACACCACGTATTTTTACTTCTGGAGGGTCTTCCATGCCGAAGAGGTTTTCGACACACCACCAAGCATGCCAACGGAAATCGTTAAGGTTCTTAATTTTTACTGTAGATGTTTCTTCTTCAAATTTGTTTTCCCAAAGTTCCCGAGCGATGCGTCTTGCTTCTGCAAGTGTTCGTTCTTCAGGTTCTAAACGGTAAACCTCTTCTAAAATTTCGTGGACAAAGGTTCCTAGAATCATGGCTTCAGTCGTTGGTTCTGGTATCCGATCTATACGAGAAAACCTGAACCTAAGAGGACACTGCTCATAGGTGCTAATGCTTGAAGCGGATAAATGTTTTGGTAGTTCTAACTGGGTCATGCAAGATAGCCGTGAGTCAAACTAAAACCGGGCGGAGCCTTAGAAATGTTTTCCATAGCAATTTTAGTTTCCTGTTCGAGAGGACCTTCACTACGAATAGCGGCATCACAGATAGCAGGACGAAGATCGATTGTAAGAATTCCTCCATCTAAACTAATTGTCGAATCAGCAATAAGCGCATAATCTAAATAATCAAGTTCGGCTTGTTCAATAAATACTTTTCGTTCATTACCAGCAATCGGAGGCATGTTGCGGGTTTTAACTGCTTCGGCACGTTTTTTAAATCGTTTCACCATTGCATCGGTAGAAAATGAGTTGTTGTTCATTTCTTAGATGCCTTTTCTTTTTGAAACTTTTTCTTTTCTGCTTCTCGTGCTTCTTCCCATTCAGCCTTCGTAAGGGTGTCAGCAGTTGCATATTGTTTCATTCTAACTTCGCTCATTACTGTTCTCCTAATAGGTTTCTTCTACAGGTGCTTCAACTTCTTCCGCCCCAAAAGTCATACGAATAACTTCAACTTGTGATTTTTCAAAAGCATCAGCATCCATACCTCTGAACGGCTTCTCTCCAAATCCTGTTTCATTGAACCAAGCACGGAATTCATCCTTTTGCGCATCATTAAGTTTTCTGAAGTTCCCAACAAAAACTTCCCACTGCTCCTGAGGCACAGGATAAGACTCCTCCACCTCTAGTGCTAGGGCTTCTTCGCTACGAGCCAAATGGAGCGCTATTCCAA